TATGGTAAACTCAAAAACTTCTTAGGCTAGCCTGAAAGGATAAGGAGTAGAAGTAGTAGATAGAAGAAGAAGACTCCTTAAGTTAACAACGACACTAGCACTAAGGTTACTAACAACACAACACCAGAGGGCGAAGCTATGTCAGTAGTAAAACTAGCCTCAGTCAAAGATACTACCATTGAAGAGAGGATCAGTAAGTTTGCTGAAGCTTGGGTTAATGGTGCTAACAAGACTGAATCTTATGCAGCAGCAGGATACAGTTGTCCTACTGCTTCTAATGCATACAACTTCTTTAAGAAGCATCAGGTAGCTATTGTACGAGAAGTACAGCTACACCTACAGAACAAAGTACCATTAGCACTTAAGACTCTTGCTGAGATCATGGTTAATGGGAAGAGTGAGACAGCTAGGGTTAAAGCTAGCTTAGAGATCCTAGACCGAGGAGGCTTTGATAAGCAGACTAGGATTCAGATTAATGAGGAATCTCCTAAGTCACAGGAAGATCTTAAGGCACAGCTTAAAGAACTTCTTACCAGTAACCCAGATATTATGATTGATGGAGAGTAGAATGATTACTTGTCCAGAATGTACAGCAGAGTGGTGGGATGACATAGAGGTATGCCCTGAGTGTCATGCTGATCTAGACTCACCAGTAGAGACTGAACCTAACACACAGGAGCCAGAAGATCCTGAATTACCAGTAGACCAGATGTTCGATCAGCAAGGAGAGTCTACTTTCTACGTTAACACTGACATGGAGGGTTGGGACTAATGTCTGGCTTTGATAAGTTCAAATCTATTATTAAGAAGATAGAAACTGGTAACCTTAAAGATCCTTTTATACGTACTCAGTTAGCTCAAGGTTCTTCTGCTTATGGCCCTTATCAAGTAACTAAGGGACTAGCACTAGACTACATTGATAACGATAAGCTAACTAAGCAAGAGAAGACTGCTCTCAAGGAAATGGTAACTAGACAGATGGTATCCCTACAGATTGGTGGTAGTGATCGTGCTAGGTATGAGGAGGGTGGTGAGAGATATGAGAAAGGTAAGGAGTTTGCTAAGCACTATGGCTACTGCTGTAATACTTCTTTCCTTAATGACTTCGACTATGGTGGTACACTAGGTTACCCTGATCAGTGGAAGGGACTCCTTACTTCAGCTCAAGAGGCTATCCTCCGTGTGATCTACGAATCCTGTGACTGTGATCCACTAGAAGCAGCAGCAGTATGGCATGGTGGTAAGGGTTGGCGTACTGGTAAGCACAGAGACCAGACTGACAGCTACCGTCAGAAGTACCTCTCACTAGCATAACACACAGGAGTATTTGTATGGACTTAGATAACCTAACTACTGATGAGCTAGAGCAAGCTATCGCTCTACTTAAAGCTCACGAAGACCATAAGAGATTCAATAAGATCAACTACTTCAGTCCTTATGGTTGGCAATCTGAGTTCATCACTGCATCTTCAGATAACAAGCAGCTACTAGCTATGACAGGTAACCGGTGTGGTAAGACCTACACTGGTGCTTTCATTATGGCTTGTCACCTTACTGGCTTATATCCAGATTGGTGGGATGGTTATAAGTTTGATAAACCTATCATGGCTTGGGCTGCTGGTATCTCTACAGTAACGACTCGTGATATCCTTCAAGCAGAACTCCTAGGGAATCCAGTAGACCCTAGTGCATGGGGTTCTGCTGCTATCCCTTTGGATTGTATTGTACGTACAGTAAACAAAGTAGGTACACCTAATGCAATAGAGTCAGTAGTAGTTAAGCATGTCAGTGGTGGACAAAGCATCCTAACCTTTAAGTCTTATGAGATGTCCCAAGACAAGTTCATGGGGACAGCTATTGATTTAATCTGGCTAGATGAGGAATGTCCTCAGGATGTATTTACCCAGTGTATTACTCGTACTGCTACCACTAATGGTATCACCTACATGACCTTTACTCCTGAGCATGGACTTACTCCTCTAGTAAATGACTTCATGAATGACATTAAGAATGGACAGTTCATGATTACTGCTAGCTGGGATGATGCTCCTCACTTGGATGAAGCTACCAAAGAGCAGCTACTCTCAGTGTACTCTCCTATGGAAAGAGAGATGAGGAGTAAGGGTGTACCATCACTAGGTTCAGGTGTAATCTTCCCTATTGCTGATGATGATATTATAGTTGATCCTTTCGAGATCCCTAGCCACTGGGTTAAGCTGATAGGTATTGACCTAGGGTTTGATCACCCTAACGGTGCAGCTATGGTAACTAAAGATCCAGCTAACAATACTTACTACTTGATTGATGAGTACTCTGAACGTAAGCAAACTATCCCAATGCATGCTGTTGGTATTAGAGCTATGGGTGGAGATACAATCCCTTGTCAGTTCCCCCATGATGCCTTTAAGCATGATGCTGGTGGAAGTGGTAAGCAGTTCATTAAACTATACGAGGCTCAAGGAATCCATGCACTACCTCATACCTTTTCTAATCCACCTTCCTCAGATGGTAAATCCGGTGGTAATTCAGTGGAGTATGGACTACATTGGATGCTTACTAAGATGCAGGAAGGGAAGTTAAAAGTCTTCTCCACTTGTCGTAAATGGTTACAAGAGAAAGCAACCTACCACAGAGACAACGGTAAGGTTATAGCACTAGATGATGACATGATCAGTGCTAGTCGTTATGCTTTCCTAAGCTTAGACAGGTTTGGAACTACAGGCCAGATTGGTAACCAGACATGGGATGATCCTAATTGGGAACCAGTACATTGGCAAGGAGTAGTTTAGCAGGGTTGACAATTTACTTTTATATGTTATAATCCTCATAAATACAACAGGAATTATCTATGGCAGATGAATTGAAACCTATGACAGAAGAGGATCTACTTACTGTCATTGATAGTTATGTTACAGAAGGTTTAGACTATCAACAATCTAAGCTTTCAGGACAGATTGAAAAGTCTATTAAGTATTACTATGGAGAACCCTTAGGGAATGAGATCCAAGGTAGATCTTCAGTAGTGTCTAAGGACGTAGCAGATGCAGTAGATTGGCTAATGCCTTCATTGATGCGTATCTTCGCAGGAGGCAAAGAAGTAGTTCAGTTCGTACCTGAAACTAAGGACGACATTGAAGTAGCTAAGCAAGCACAAGACTACTGTAATTACTTATACAATGTTAAGAACGATGGCTTCCTTAACACTTACTCAGTGATTCAAGACTCCCTCTTAGCTAAGAATGGTATCATGAAGCACTACTACCAAGAGAAGATCAAAGTAGAGTTTGATAGTTTCTCAGGCCTATCACAAGACCAGATTGCTCTTATCTTACTAGAGGACGGAGTAGAACTCCTAGCTCAAACTGCATTACCAGAAGGTACTTACGATATTGAGATTAGTCGTCAGGTAGTGTGCAAGGAGTTGATGGTAGAAGCTATCCCACCTGAAGAGTTCATCATTGATACTTGGTCAGCAACAGTAGATGAAGCTAGCTTCGTTGGACACCGTAGGCTAGTGTCTAGGTCAGAGCTAGTATCTATGGGCTACGATGCTGAGATGGTACAAGGGTTAGATGCAACTAACACTACTTGGTTATCTGGTGGTAATGGTAACTCTATTACACGAGCACGTAACTCTTACGACAATGCTCAATTCCAAGGAACAGGTACAGTCTCTTGGCCTCAGGAAGATAGTCAGGAGAAAGTAGAAGTAATCGAAGGTGTTACATTAGTAGACTTCGATGGTGATGGTATCGCTGAACGAAGACGAGTAGTAGTAGCAGATGGTAACCTACTGCTTAATGAACGTTACGATGAGCCACTATTCACTGACTTCCGTACTCACATTATTGCTCACAAGTTCTATGGGTTGAGTATGTATGATCAACTGAAAGACATTCAGAAGATCAAGACTTCATTACTGCGTAACCTACTAGATAACATGTACACCATGAACAATGGTAGATACGAAGTGTTAGAAGGTCAGGTTAATATGGATGATCTGCTTAACAATAGGTTAGGTGGAGTAATCCGAACTAAGATGGCAGGAGCTATCAAGCAGTTAGATACACCTGCTTTGCCTACTGAAAACTTTACTATGTTAGAGTACTTAGATACTCTAAAAGATAACCGTACTGGTATCTCCAAGACAACTAGAGGAATGGATTCTAGCATCTTACATAGTAACCAAGCTGGTAGTGCAGTAGCTGATGTCATGTCAGCAGCAGAACAGAAGCAAGAGTTGATTGCTAGAGTGCTAGCTCACTCCTTCTCTAAACTGTTTAGGAACATTTACAAGCTAACTCTTCTTCACCAAGATCAAGAGGTTATGTTCCAAGTACGAGGTGACTTTGTTACTACTAACCCTACTCACTGGCGTAAGGATTATCGTATTACTCCTGTAGCTGGTATTGGTGATGGTAAGGTAGCAGAGAAGGTAATGGCTTCACAGATGATGCTTAACCTTACTACTTCTTTAGCTCAACAAGGAATGGAAGGTATTTTGTTTGATTATGAGACTGTCTACAATTCCTTAGTAGCGATAACTAAGAACTCTGGCTTTGATGAGCCTCACCTATTCTGGCTTAACCCTAACTCTCCTGAGTCTAAGCAAGCTCAAGCTGCACTAGAACAGAAGAGAGCACAGCCTACTCCTGAACAGATTAAGCTTCAACTAGAGCAACAGAAGCTAGAACTGGAAGCTAAGAAAGCTCAGGAAGAAGCAGCAATTAAACGTGAAGAGATTGCTGTAAGGAATAGGGAAGCAGCAGTTAAGGAACGAGAGTTAGACATTGACCAACAGAAGGTAGACATTGATAGAGCTGAGTACGAACTTAAGTACGCTACTAACATTGCTGAGTTACAGATGGAACTAGAGCAAGGTCGTAGAGTTTCTATTGGTGATACCAACGTACCTAATCCGCGTGATGGTGATCTCGCTAACAGTTAAGCGTTGTCGTTACGCTCTTGGCTACTCTTCGGGGTAGCCCTTTTTCTAACTACAAGGATAACAACTATGAGTAAAGATAACGACATCGTAACCTTTAAGAAGTTTAATGAGTGGATGGATGATGTAGAATCTACTCTTCAAACTAGTATTGTTAATACGAGGATGGATGAAACTAAGGAAAGGGAAGATCTTTACTTCCTTTACCACTCTGTCCAACTACTAAGAGTTAGAGCTGCTTCTGAACTTTACAAAGAAGTAGAAATCCCTAACAACAACTATGATGAGTAACAACGACAACTAGGAGTTTTATTATGTCTGATGTCAACAACCCTAATGCAGGACTGACAATTGATCAGGCTGTTGCACAACTAGCCGCTAATCGTGAACAAGCTCAGGAGACTGAACAACTTGATAATGTTAGTGTAGACGAAGTTGTGGATCAGGAGTATGAAGATACTCTTGAATCTGAGGAGTATGAAGAGGAAGAACTAGAATCTGAAGATGACGATCTGGAAGAGGAAGGTGAAGAATCAGAAGACTCTGAGGAAGATGATGTATGGGAGATTGAGGTAGATGGTGAAACAGTAGAAGTTACCACTGAGGAACTTCACAAAGGTTACCTTCGACACAATGACTATACACGTAAACGTCAAGCTGATGCTAAGCGAGCTAAAGACTTAGAGGCTGAGTATCAAGGTAAGCTTGAACAACTAAACCAAGCTCTAGCTCAAAACGTTAGTGCAGAACAACGACAGTACACCCAACTTCAACAAGAGTATCAACGTACTACTGATGAGGGGCAGAAGCGTGATCTACACTACCGTCTACTTCAACTACAACAGACTATCAACCACCAAGCTCAGATGAACCAGCAAGCACAACAGCTTCAACAGCAAACGCAGCAGGCTCAATTCGAAGCTTACTGGAATGAGCAACAAGACTTACTACGAGTACAGTATGAAGACTGGGACACTAAACGCGAGGAGCTAAAGTCCTACTTGTCTGATGCTGGATTCGAAGACATGTCTATGTTCGCTCATCATAAGATGGCTGAACTAGTTGATAAAGCTAAACAGTTTGACGAACTACAACTTAAGAAAAAGTCTGTACTGAACAAGAAGATCAAGCGTAAAGTACCTAAGGTAATGAAGGCTGGTCAAGGGGAACGACAGTTCAATGCTAACACTAAGAAGATAGCAGAACTAGAAGCCCAGTTCAATCGTACAGGTTCAATCAAAGATGCACAAGCACTTATGCAAGCTAGAAAAGGAAACTAAACACTATGGCTAAACGCGCAAATATGTTCGCTTCACACGAGATCAACGGTACTCGTGAAGATCTATCTGATATGATCTACAACATTGACCCTACCGAAACTCCTGTACTTACCGCTATCGGTACTGACGGAGAAGGTGGTGGCAACACTCAATTCGATTGGCAGGTCGATGGATTGGAAACACCTAATCCTAACAATGCTAAGATTGAAGGTGAGGATGCATCAGCAGGTGCATTGACAGCTACCACTCGCCTTAACAACTACCATCAGATCTCTGACAAAGTGTATGGTGTAACTGGTACATCTCATGCACTAAACTCAGCAGGTCGTGGTAACGAGCTAGACTACCAACGTCTTAAGAAAGGTGTTGAGCTACGTAAGGATTTGGAAGCAGTAATTACTGGTATCCACCAAGCTAAGCAAGCAGGTAATGATTCTACTGCTCGCCTTACTGGTAACTTGGCCTCTTACATTGCTACCAATGTTACTGTTGGTGTAGGTGGTGCTGCTCCTACTGGTGATGGTTCAGACGTCCCAACTGCTGGTACTCTTTACTCCCTGACTGAGACTGCTCTACAAGATCGCCTACAAGCTTCTTGGGAGAATGGTGCTCGTCCTACTAAGATGTTCATGCCAGCAGCTATTAAGCGTACTGCTAATGGCTTCACTGGTCGAGCAGACAATGTTCGAGCTACTGACTCTGATACTGTTGTACACGCTCACGTAGATGTGTATGTATCTGAGTTTGGTACTGTTGAGATGATCCCTTGTCGAGACATCGAAGCGAATACTATCTTTGGTATTGACCCAGAGTTTGCGTCTATGAAGTATCTACGTAGCTTCGAGACTAACCCACTTGCTAAAGTTGGTGACTCTGATCGTGAGCAAATGCTTGTTGAATGTGGCCTTAAGGTTAACAACGAGAAAGCTCACTTTGCATTCTACGGTGTGCAAGCATAAGGGGGTGATCCCTATCTGGAATTGCTAGTCCTTCGGGGCTAGCTTTTTCTTTATCAGAGGTATAATAATGAGTAAGCGTAATTACGACATCGACTTTGCTTCTAAGTTAGAAGGTAACAAACTTATTACTCATCACTCTCAAGACTGTCAGGTACAAGTAGACCAAGTCGAACAGTTAAAGAAAGTAGATGGTGGTAATAAATCTTTTGGTAAGCATGTAGCTAGAATCCCTCAAGTACTCTTCATGCAATGGGGATTAGAAGATGCAGGAGACAAGCTAGCTTACCTACAAGGTAGACACAACAAAGACCCTGAGCTAGCTCGTAAGTTAGCTATCCGCCTTAACAGTAATGAGTTCCAAGCACTTAGGGTTTGGGAAGGAGCTATCTCCTCTACTGATATTGTTAAGGAAGGGAACAAGATTAATAAATAGAGGTTAACATGCAGAATCTGGCTGAGCTTAGAGATCAGATCAAACTGTGGTCAGAGCGAGATGATATTGATGATACACAGCTTAACCACTTTATATTCTTAACTGAACAAGACTACAAGCAGGACTTCTTCTTACCTGCTAATGAAATCAAAACTACCCTCCTAACTGATAGTGCAGGGGAAGCAGTAATCCCATTTGATTATCTTAAAGCTAAGCACCTTAAAGTGTTAGACACAAAAGGTAACCTTAAGCCAGTTCTACGTAAACCTAACGAAGCTGTAACTTTAGGTGGTAACTTCCAAGACGTAGGAGTACCAGCTTACTTCGAAAGAGATTATGGTTCTTTCATCTTTGCCCCTAACGTAGGACAAGATGTAGAAATCTTCCTTACTTACTACGCTGTCATCCCTAGCCTTATCGAGCTAGAATCAGTAGACCCTAATCAAATTAACTTTGTGTTAGCGGTAATGCCTACTGTCTATCTCTTTGGTGCACTTATGTTCTTACACCAATACACCTTTAACGAGGAACGAGCTTCTTACTACGAGAGACTTTACAACCAAGCTAAGGTTAATCTAATAGAGATGCAAGCAGAAGCAGAGATGAGTGGTTCTACTTTATCTGTGTTACCCTCAATGAATGATGAAGGAGCTTACTTCTAATGACTGACAAGACTGCTGGCTTTTACGGTACATCTACTGTTATCCGTGAGAACCTAGACTACTATGTAGAGAGGGCAGAAGAGGCAGCTACTAACGCTGAAGCTAGTGAGACTGCTGCTGCTCAATCTGAATCTAATGCTGCTACTAGTGCTTCAAGTGCTATGGCTGATGCTGCTAGTGCTAGTAACTCTGCTAGTGCTGCTCAACTATCTGCTGATCAAGCTGAGACTGCACGTATCTCTGCTGAACAAGCTTCTAGTACTGCACAACAATCCTCTATTGACGCTGGTGTAAGTGCTACTGATAGTGCTAACTCTGCCAGTGCAAGTGCTACAAGTGCTGCTGAATCTCTTGCTTCTGAGAATAAAGCTGAACAATGGGCTGAAGAAGACGAAGATGTACAAGTAGAGACAGGTAAGTACTCTGCTAAACATTGGGCTGCTAAGGCTAGTGCTGCTGTAGGATTAGAGTGGGGAGGTATTGGTGGTACACTAACTGACCAAACTGATTTGACTGCTGCTCTGGCTGTTAAGGCTGGATCAGGGCTAGTGTTTGAAGCTAACCGTAAGCAGAACAATGAACAGTATGCTGCTTCTGGCATGGTTCATTTTGGTAAGCATTTAGCTGAGAGCGGGGATGTATTGGGAGTTGTCAACGAAGGTATGTGGACTAACTCTACTGATGTACAACAAGTCTTTTTGGGAAGAGCAGGTGCTTCTGCTATAGGTGATTCTAAAACTGAGCGACCTGTTGTAAACATGGCTGGTGTACTAACAGTACTGGATGGTATCAATAGTTCATCTACTTCAACTCCTAACAAGTTCAAATTCTCTGATGCCCCAGACGGTACAGTCACCTATGACAGTGCTACGGGTACTATTGTCCAACATGCTGATTCTGCTACTGCCTTTGCTGCGGAGACTGCTACCAACAAAGTAGTCGCTGAACGAGAAGACTTGTTCGGTCTAGAAGCATACTTAGAAGAAGTCAGTCTGGCTAATCCTTACATCTACCCTAACGGTCTTATCCAATCACAAGCTGCAACCATGAATGGTATTGCAACTAGCAATTCTAACCGTCCTGACAGCTACTATGCCGTGTTTGATGGTGACACTACCTCTAAAGGTCTAGGGGTTAACTTCTGGATGTCCAGCGAGTCAGCACAGAAGGCCATGTTGAGTGACCCAGATAACAACCTGTATTACCTAGATGATGGACGTTTGGTTCAACGGAGAATCAGACAGCGTACTATTGCGGGTGCGGGTAATGGCAAGTGGTTAAATACTGATGTTGCTAAAACATCTACGTTGAGCAGTGATGCGTATGCTTACGTCATGCCACAAGGCACTCGTGACACAGTGACTAGTCTAGATGTAGATTACCTTAACGGGTACGTTAGTGAGAATCCAGACTTAACCTATACAGGTGAGCACCATAGAGGTGTATATGCAGCTAGGGTCAGTGCAACAAACGATAACATAGCAGTCAACGGTGAATGCTACTTCTTGGTTCTGGGTGTTGTAAGTAGACTCAACCAAGGAGCGTACCACCCATCGTTTAACAGTATGGGTTGTAGCTTCTTTAAGCGGCAGTCTGACTACAACGGCAAGAAGTATTGGTACGAAAAGACCGATGCACCAACTATCACTAGTAAAGCTGATTGTTTCGATATTGCCCCTGCTACAGTACCAAGTAAGGTGGTCGATTGGTTTGGTTTCATTGCAAGTGGAAATTCAGGCAGACCAGACGGACGCTACTACGATGCTATCTACGCAGATGGTCAGGGTGGTGTTGATGACCTACGGTTAAGTGCTTGGGGTATTACTCGTGAAGAAGCTCTAGGTGAGAAGGATGCTCGCTTTAAGAATGGTGAAGAGCGTGGCTTGCAGAAGTTAGAATTTACTACCGTACAGCTACAACCCGCTACAAGTTTTAATGCTGCTTCAACAATATGGCAGACACCAGACACCACAGGTATATCACTTGGTGATACAATATCTGTAGTAGATGCAGGGGCTATAGTAATTACTGCCGCGACAGTGACTAGTATATCTCCTGATACTTATGTTGGTTGGGATGTGTCTGATGGTACATACGTTAGAGATAGTGCTAAAAGTTACCACGCAGTTTTATCAGCACCTACCAACAACCAAGTCTCAGGAGAGTTCCTACAAACTGATGTCATAGGTGATCCTGCTAATATCCTTGCAACACCTGATCTTGCTAATGGTTGGTTAGGTAATTGGATTCCTGTGATTCCTGATGGGACTTCTCAAACCTACTCATTTACCAGAAAAACAGTAGGTACAGTGTACAACCCTGTATATACCGCAGACAATGGAGGTAGTTGGACAAGTGACCCTTCTTACCCTCCAACGTTCAATACAACCTTAAATGCGTATACTACCAGTCTTTCTACAGGAGTGGTCTTTATACAAGATTACACAGCCCACGCCTACCTGACCGAGGCTGCTGATAATGCAGTGGTTTACAAGGGTAATGAGGGTATTGGTGATGTATGGTTAGGTATGCCACAGCTACCACAACAAGGTAACATCTTATCTGAATCAACAATAGGTAAGGTTTTACAGGGAAGCACACAAACACCGTTGTATGAAAACCAAGCGTTAATTAGTTATAAAATCCAACCAGATACCGTGAAATTTCCAGCCGCAGTTGGTTGGTATCCTGAGCATGGAGCTACTAACTTACCTTCTCCCCCGTCAACCCAGCCAACGGCACTAAAAGCACTCTCAACCCTAACCGAGATCAACGGACAACTGTTCATTGATTACAAAGGTAAGGAGATGGTGTGGGATTTCTCGTTGGATAATGGTACTGAGTTTGAGAATCAGCCAGAAACTTACACAGGGTGGACTATTAACACTTGGTATCATGTGACAGATGGACGATTCCGAGGTTATTGGAAAAATATAAGTTCCGCCACTATAGGAGTACCTCTAAGTGATCCAAGGTGGTCGAAACATAATGATCTTATTCTATGGGAGAATGGAGTTCCTCATTTTATGGCATGGGACGGCAACGGATGGGGTGATGATAACCTTATTGATATTGTGGATGGTGTTACTTCTGGTACTGACCTTAATGGTAACACGATTACTAAGTTCAACCAACGTGGAGCTAAACCTCTAGGCTGGGTTAGAAACACTAAATAGGAGATTTATAAATGACACCTGAGGAAACCCCTGTACAGGAAACTTCCTTAGATACTCAACAGGAGTCCTTAGTGGCTCCTGAAGTAGTAACTGAAGCTACTGTCTTTGCTGTAATCAACAAGCACAAAGGTAAGAGATCTGAGCTAGTAGATACTTTCATTAGTAAGTTTATCACTTATCAAGAATACTTACAAAAGGTTAGTGACTTAGAGTACTTAGTAGCCTTCGACCAATACCTACTGTCTAAAGACAACTACGACTTAGCCCTAGCTGAGTATGAAGCTAAAGGGGATCCAGATGCTATACTTCCTACTGAACCAACTGAACCTGTAGAAGAAAAGATCTATGTCCCTGAATCAGTAGAATCTTGGAAGAAGATTAACTATTCTAAGCTAAGAGCTGCTGCTTATCCTTCTAAAGAAGAACAACTGGATATGCAATACCATGATCAGGTAGAAGGTACTACCACTTGGGTTGACACTATCCAGTCAATTAAAACTAACTATCCTAAATAGGTAACCAATATGAACTTTCTAACTTTACTAAAGATGCCTGTAGTCCGTGGTTTACTAATCAATGTTACTGTTAAAGTACTTAAAGAATTAGCTAAGCTTACTGAGACCAAGATTGATGATAAGATTGTGAAGGAAGTAGAGACTGCTTCTAAAGTTTTCTTAGGCTAAGGAGTAACCTATGCCATTAGAGTCAGGTACATACATTGATGATCTGGTAGCAACTAACCCTACTGGAACTGATACTCGTAGGCAAGGGGATGATCATATACGTCTGATTAAGAAGACATTGCTCAACTCCTTCCCTAACATTGATGGAGCAGTGACAGCTACTCCTGCTCAACTTAACTTAACAACTGATCCTACTAACTTCATACCTACTGGACTTATCTCTATGTGGTCTGGGTTAGTAGCTAATATCCCAGATGGTTGGACATTGTGTGATGGCACTGCTGGTACTCCTGACCTAAGAGGTAAATTTATAGTAGCCGCTACAGGAGACACTGGTGGTAGTTATAACGTCAACACTACTGGGGGTAGTGCTGATATCCCTCACCCTACTGTTACTGAGTCTCACACACTCACAGTAAACCAGATGCCTAATCACCAACACCAAGGTGGTTCTTGTAATGCTTATGCTACTAAGTATGGGACTTCTACTGCTGGCCCTACTGCTAACCGTATTGTAGGTAGTGGCCTTGTATCATCTGATGATTCACCACTGACTAGTTATGTAGGTGGAGGACAAGGGCACAGTCACAACATTACCTTCGATGGTAGTGGTGATAACATCCCTCCTTACTATGCTATTGCTTACATTATGAAAACTTAAGGAGCTACTTATGGCTTATCTGAATATGCCTATCTCAGTATCAGGTGGGCTAGTAGCTGATCTCCCTGCTGTGGATCTTGAGAATAATCAGTTCTCCACTATCCATAACTTAAGGTTGAAGTCAGGGAGACTTACTCCTGTACAAGGACACTCTAGAGTCTTTGACCCACCTCCTGTTAACCCTGAACATGTAAGAGGTCTTATCCAGAATGATACCCCTGAGATCTATGTAGCAGGAAGTGGTAAACTTTATAAGAACTCTAATGGATTATGGGAGGATGTTACTCGTACATCAGGTGGTAACTATGCTGTAGATGCTGGATGGAGTAGCACTGCTCTTAACAGTTGCTTATACTTTAACAACGAGTCAGACAGGTTACAAGTCAAAGAAGTAGCTGATGCTGACTTTAAAGACTCTGTTAACTTACCAGCTAACTTCAAAGCTAAAACTTTCAGGGGTTTCAAGAACTACTTGTTTGCCCTTAACATCGAGGAGTCTGGTCAATCCTTACCCCTTAGTTTAAGGTGGAGTGATCCGGCTGATGTAGGTGTAGAACCTCCTAGTTGGGATGTTACTGATCCTACTACTCAAGCTGGTCAACTAGCATTGGCTGATACAGATGGGGAGCTCGTAGATGCTTCTCAGCTTAGAGATCAATTGATTATCTACAAGACTGATTCTGTCTACTCTTGTCAATTCATTGGGGGGATCTATGTCTTTTCTTTTGCTAAGATCTTTGAAGATAGAGGAATGTTATCCAGAGAGTGTGTTAGCCAGTTTGAAGGTAAACACTTTGTAGTAGACTTTGATGACATCTACATTCATGATGGTATCCAAGATTCTTCTATTGCTGATAAGAAAGTTAAGGATCTATTCTTCCGTAGTTTAAACCAAGACTTCTATCAGAATGTGTTCACTGTAAGTAACCCAGAAGAGAAGGAGATATGGATCTGCTACCCTGATGACAACAGTGTTAATGGTTCATGTAACACTGCTCTTGTCTGGAACTGGGTATACAACACATGGAGTACCAGAGACTTACCTAATCTGGCACACGCTACTACAGCTATTGTAGATCCTAAGGAAGATGAAGTATGGAACACTGGTAGGAATGTATCATGGGATCTAGGATCATTACACTGGGATGCTAATGCTTACTCTCCTGCTAACTCATCTATTGTGATGGCTAGTAAGGAAGACACTGCTGTCTATCAAGTAGACAACTCTTCTTTGTTTGATGGACAAACCTATGAGTGGGTACTAGAGAAACTCTCTGCTTCCTTAGGAGATTTGACCAAGGTTAAGTACTTGAACAGTATGACACCTAACATTGCAGGTGAAGGAACTATCTCTGTAAGGGTAGGCAGTCAGTATAACTCTGGTGATGGTGTAAGCTGGAAGACTCCTACTACGTACTCTGTTGGTAAGTTCAGACATTACCTAAGGGGGCAGGGACGATACATTAGCTTCAGGCTTAGTGGTAACTCAGGTACAGCCTTACCACTGATTGAGAGTTTCACTATTCAGTATACAACTGAGGGAGGTAAGTGATGGCAGTACAATCTAGTTCTACTCGATATGTAGCTTCTGTACCTCCTAATCGTGAGCAGATAACTCCTGAGATTAGTCCTTACATTCGCTGGATGTATGAGGAGTTTCAGAGAGTATCTCAAGCTATTAGTTCACTGGAACATCAGTATCCTCCTCTTACTGAAGCACCTGAAAGAGTTACTGTAGGATTAGTAGCTTATGCTGATGGTGTAGGTTGGAACCCTACAGGAGGAGGAGAAGGTTTATATGTATACAAATCCACTGGTTGGACTAAAATAGTTTAATCTTACTGTTGACTTTCTTCTTAAAATATGCTAAACTCAAATACTCTTAAGGAGTAGCATTAAGATTAACTTAAGAAGTTAAGATAAGAAGTCTTCTACTTTCTTACTCTACTTCTTAAAACTAACTTAAACACTACTTCTTAGGGGTAACGACAATGATTAGACATATACCCACTTCTACTATAGCTGATGAAGCTCCCTCCTTACTTGCCTCCTTACACCAGTTCTGGGATACTACAATTAACTTTGAGACAGTAGAGAATCTATACCGTAGACTTATGGAAGACAAAGTACAGCTATGGTTATGGACTGGATCAGAAGGTAAGCTACTCTTTGTAACCGAAGTAATAACTACTGCTACAGCTAGACTACTACAGGTTACACATACAGCAGGATTTAAGAATGACAATACTCCTTGGGATCTTAAGACACTAGCAACAGTAATAGATACTGTGTTCAGTGAAGTAGAAGATCTAGCTAAGGATTTAAACTTTGATGCACTAGCTATCTTAGCTAGACCAGCTCATGCTAGGTTGGCTAAAGGTTATGAGGTGCAACATACTAAACTAATTAAGAGGTTATAGCTATGTCAGATGGCGGAGGTCAGTCTAACGAATCATGGACACCAGCCCAATCCCAAGAGTGGGGTAACTATCGAGACCTACTTACTAGACAAATAGGTACAGATGGTGGACTGGTTGATCCAAACTTTGCAGGAGGTCAGGAGACTTATGCAGGTTGGAGTCCACAACAAGAACAATTGTTTAACAGGTTAACAGGGGAAGGTGGAGCACTAGAGTCTGCTATTGGTGGACTAGAATCTACACTAGCTCCTTATGATCCTAACAACCCACAACTACAATCAGTTATTGATGCTGCTTCTGGTGATATTACTCGTAACTTACAAGAGAATATCCTAACTAGTATTGGTGATGCAGCAGGACAAGCTGGTCAATTTGGGAGTACTCGACATGGTATTGCAGAAGGTGTTGCTATGCGTGGAGCTACTGAGGATATCAGTGACCTTGCTTCTCAGCTTAGGTTTCAGGATTATGGAAACTGGCAAGCTAACCAGCAGGGTGCTATTGCTAACCTTGGTAATCTTACTTCTGGTCTAGAGTATGCTGCTGGTGGTAGTCAGAGAGAACAACAAGCAGTACTTGATGATCTATTCAACCGTTGGCAGTATGAATCTTCTGCTGACTTACAAGAGCTTACAGCTATCCGTGATCTACTTAATGTTGATATGGGTGGTTGGGGTGTTACCTCTCAGCAAGGAGGTAAGTAATGTCTTATTACAATACGTCTGTTGCAGGTAGCTCTACTTCTCCTGTTCGCAATAGACTTAAGCAACTTACTCAGAAGAACTTAGGTAATATCCAACAAGAAGCTAATGCTATGAAAGCAGAAGTAGGTGGATTCCTAGGTAAAGTCCCTACTGCTGTTATGCAAGAAGCAGGTAGAGGTAGTGGTAGTATCCTTTATGACTGGGGTGGTAGTAATGCTGCTGCTCCCACAGTAGATACTATGACTTCTCCTTTCACAGGTGAGATGGTAAGTACTGGTAATCCTTTTGGTAACACTGCTGCTTCTATCTTCTCTGATACATCCACTGCTGTAGGTTCAGAAGCTATGGCTCAAGGTGGACAAGCAGTAGCTGAGGCTGGTACTGAAGCTGCTGTAGATAGTGCTAGTGGGTTAGGAGCTGGTGCTGCTGGATTAGCTGGTACAGGTGCTAGACTTGCTGGTAAAGAAGGGTTAGAGGCACTAGGTGTAGATGCTAAGACTGCTGGTATAGCCTCTGAGCTAGCAGGTGCAGGTACAGCAGCCGCGGTAGGTGGGCCTATCGGGTTAGGCATGTATGCTGGTGGTCGCCTACTAACCAGTGGTATTTTCTAAGGAGTAGATAATGGCACAAGAGAAAATCTTTCAGAATGCTCAAGGTATCTTTGGGCTAGACATGATGGCAGATAGAGTAGGAGACTTAGCGTCAGAGGCTCAGCTAGAAGATAGTTGGATCAACGCTAGTTCTCCTTCTTCTATATCTACTATGGCCCCTGAACCTATCCCTATGGGGGAGATGCCTAGTCCTACTATCATAGACACTCCTATGGGTTTCGACCAAGTTACTAACCGAGTAGGTAACATTGGTAGTGCTCCTGTACCTATGGGCTTTGATCAGGTAGCAGATAGGATTGGTAACATTGATCAACCTATCCAAGCTGATACAGGTTACCTCCCTACCCCTAGTGGTGAGATGGTACTAGTAGATCCAGTACAAGCTAACGAAGCTATTATGAGTGGACAGGAGAACTTAACTGGCCAAGGCATTGGCCTTACTCCTATCCCTGAACTACAGCAACAAGCAGACACACAGCTACAACAAGCTCAGGATTACCAAGCTTTACAAGTAGGTAAGAGAGCAGAACAGTCAGCTAAGCAGATCATTGAGACTGGTACACCAGAAGATGACTTAGGGTTAATGGACTTAGTTAACCAAGCAGGCAACATGTTAATGGGTGCTGCTAAGTTTACTGCTGACACTTGGTCTGGTCTATCTCCTTCTACTAAAGCTGCCTTAATTGGTACTGCTGCTACTGCATGGGCTAAGAGTAAAGGCTACTCTAATACTGCTGGGGATATTGCTAGAGGTACTCTAGGTCTATACCAAGGTATGTATGGTATGGAACAGCAAGCAGAGGAGAACGCTAAGGATAGAGCTGCTGGTCTAGCTGCTACTACCATACGAGCTAACCAACAAGCCCAGCAACCACAACTTAAACCTAGTGATGTAGCCAAGATCGTAGATCAGTCTACTCCTAGTCCTTCTGCTTTAGAGAACTTGTCTCAAGACTCTACATTACGAGAAGCCTTAGGTGATGCCTTAGGTAACTGGGTAATGGATGCTAGTCCTGAGGAAGTACTTAAAGCTTTAAATGAACAAGTAACCCCTTATAAGAACTACGTGAGGAATGCTGCTAGTCAAGGGCAACAACCTATGTCCTTCCAGCAATTCCTAGGTCAATCTCAGGAGTAATGAATGGCTAACCCTTTTGCAAACACTAATAGTGCTAACCCTTTTGCTGGTATGCAAGGGGGTAACCCTTTCGCTCCTAGAGCCGTAGACCCTAATACTTTTAGTTCAGGTGTAGGTAGAGGAGTAGAACAATTCCAATCTAACCTTTACTCTGCTGCTGAAGCTATTGGTGAAGCTACTGACTGGGAAGGTCTAGCTGAATGGGGTAAAGAAGGTAGGATTACTAATCTAGAAGAGGCAGCTAAGTACGGTGCTCCTATTGAGTTTAAGGATGCTGAAGCTTTAGGAGACTATGTGTCATGGGCTACCACTAGTGCTGGTAGTCTATTAGCTGACACTGCTGCTTATCTTACTGCTGCTGGTACAGGCTTCTTAGTAGGTGGCCCAGTAGGTGCAGGAGTGGGTGTAGCTGCTGTGTCTGCCCCTCTTAACGTAGGTGCTGTACAATCCAGAATCAAGGAAGTAGGTGGTGAGGAAGCTACACTAGGAGCTGGTGGAGCAGCATTAGCTGGTGGTCTTACTGCTTTGGATACAGTTGGTATCTCTAAACTAGCTTCTCCTTTCTTCAAAGAAACTGTTAAGAAGATGGTTGAGAAGGAGGGAGCAGATAAGGTACAAGCTGAGTTAGAGAAAGGTCTAGTCAGTAGTGGTGTATCAGCATCAGTAGCACAGGAAGCTGCTAAAGCTACAGTGTTAAGCTCAGGTATGGCTACTACTTCTACTGCTTTACTAGAGGCTGGTGCTCACTCTGTTGCTGATGTAGACATTGACTATGATGACTTCTACAATCGTATGAAAGAGTCTGCTGCTTTAGGTGTACTAGGTGGTGCTCCTCTAGGTTCAGTGTCAGGTTACATCAAGCATAAGAATCTTAAGAATGTAGTAATGCCAGAAGCTCCACAATCTTTCCAGAAGGAGAGAAGCTTAGGGGTGTTAGGTGGACTTCATGACTGGTTCACTGGACAGATTACTTCTTCTATTGCACCTAAAGCTACAAGAGCTGCTGCTGGTCAAGACTTGGTTAGGATCTTTAATGATCCATTAGGTGATGACCTTACCGGTGTACAGTCTAAGTTACGTAATGAGATTAACTACGACAGAGAGCAAGTATATAAGCAAGCTCAGAAAGAATATGGTAAAGGTTGGGAAGATAAACTAGTAGAGGATTACACAGCAGGTAAGGACAGTGGTAGTGCTAAAGCATTACGAGATCACTTAGCTAACCTAGCTGATAGGGGTGTGAAAGCTAAACTACTTCCTGAATCTAGAATAGTTGAAGACTACATCCCTAGCAGAATGGATGTGGATAATATCAAGAACAACCTTGATGAGTTTAAGTCTGACCTAAGATCTCAACTAGCTGAGAGAGGTAGAACTCCTGATGAAGCTACTCTTAATGCTCAAGTAGATAGATACGTAGAACAGTTAGAGACTGGTGACTTCTCTAAACTTACTTCTGCTATTACTAAGTTAGAAGGTGGGGAAGATCTTACTAAGCTAGAAGCTAGCATGATAGATAAGGTTACCGGAGGAGAAGTAAGAGGAGGAGAGCTAGGTTCTACTAGAGTAGGTAACATCTCTGGTAACTTAGAGGGACAACGTAGATGGAATGTAGGGCAGGACTTCTATAACAAGTGGTCAGTAGGAGAGAACAAAGGTAGGTTTGCACTAGAGTCTATCGCTGACTATGGGGAAGGGGTAGCTCATCGTATTGCTGGTGCTGATATGCTAGGTAAGAATGGTGAGAAGCTTAACCGTTTAATCCTTGAGACTCAAGCCGAGTTAGCTGGAAGTGGTAACCCTACCCTAACTGCTAATGAAGTCTCTACCTTCTATGACATGGTAGATGCTTACGATAACACTTACCGTACCATCCAGAACCCTACTGCTAGGAAGATCTCTACTGTAGCTAAGACTGGTTCTACTATGGCAGCATTACCACTAGTAACTCTAGGTTCTCTTACTGAGATCTTTAACGTAGCTATGAGAACTGATATGAGTTCTATGGTACAGTCTACTCTTAGTGTTATGAACAGAGCTGGTGTTAACCTAGTACGTAGAGCTATGCTTAGAGGCCCAAGTGAGAGCTGGCAGACTAACGCTACTCAGATGAGTATGGCTGGTCAGTCTATTAACACTGCTGATAGCTTAATGATGGCTAGACTTGCTGATCCTAACATTGGAACTAGGGCAGCTAAAGTAACTAGGGGTTTCTTTAAGATGACTGGTCTATCTTACTGGACTCACTTTGTAAGAGAAGTAGGAGCAGAAGCAACTAGGCTACAAGTTACTAAAGATCTAGACCTAGTTAACAATGCTAAGTTCCAAGGTAGTGGTGAGGCTATGAGAGCTAACCAACGACTTACTGAGCTAGGTATTGTTGGTCAAGCTAGGGATGCTCTACTTCCTAACTCTGGTGCACCTCAAGCAGTTAAGAACAAAGCTATGGCTGATGCTATCTACCAGTTCAACCGTAAGGTAGCTCCTAGTCCTACCTTTAGTGATAGACCTTTGTGGATGAGTAACCAACACCTATGGTTGTTCTCCCAACTACAGAGTTACCCTACTATCTTTACTAACTCTGTTCTTCCTTTGCTAGGTAACAAGCTTAAGAGTGCACCTTCAGATGTTATTGATGGGTTATTCATCTTAGGTGGTATTGCCTTAGTAGGTTCTATGCAGATAAGTTTAAGAGATGCAGTAAGTGGAAGAGAGTTAGATAGAGATCCTACAGAATTAGTGATGAGTTCCATCTTTAGGTATGTAACTCCTAGATCTATTCAAGCGTTTGGTGAAGCTATTAACTCACATGAATATGGGGATAGTCCTCACAGTAGCTTCTTCGGTGTAGGTGCTCATATGGCTAGCGATATGGTATCACTTACTTCTCAGAATGCAGCTAAGCTAGCCAGTGGTGAGATGGATCTATCACAATACTTAGCTGATATGGCCTTCGCCTCAGTAGGAACTAGTGCTAGGGGTTGGAGAGATGAACTAGGTTTATAATGTCACAGGCAACAAGAGGAGAATAGATGCCTAACTTAACCACTATTGAAAAGGACTTCTTCTACACAGATGAAAGGGTTGCTCTAGTACAGGGTAACCTCTTTCGTAACCATGGTAACCTATCACTAGCTACAGGCGAGAGTCTTTTCTCAGCAGTTAACCTATCGCAGACTGCTAAGTTTAACTTATCAACTACAGCTTGGTCAGGTAACTTTACGGTTACTGTATATGAGGGAGGTGTTATTACGGGAGGAATTCCTATTTCTCTTCCTGTAAATGTTAATCGACTATCGGATAAACCTTTCCAAGGAGAAGTAGAGGTTGCATTATCAGGAAGTGGAGGTAGCATTGATTTAACAGGAGCTACTCAGCTATTTCAAGTAGTAGTAGACGAGTCATCCTCTAACAAAGGGGGTTCAGGATTAGAGCTACCCTTTATGATACTTGCTCCAGAATTGGATTACACATTCGTACTACAGAATGATAACAATGGTAGTAATTCTGTACAGTATGATTCACAATATGTCTTCTTTGAATAGGAGTTAGCATGAACGGTAAGGTTGATGCAGCAGTTGTAGGTTGGCTATGCTCAGCCTTACTTGCTATACAGATTGGCTTGATGGGTTGGAGTTTAAGTCATCAAGTAGAGATGAGTACTGAACTAGCTAAGTATAGAGAGAAAGTATTTTCAGCTATCAGTAATTTAGAGAGGATTGAACAGAAGCAGAATGAAGCTGAGATGAGATTCATTGAGGCTATACAGGATATTTCTGATAGTTTCCAGAGGGAAGATCTTGAACAAAGGAAACAGTTAGCTAAACATTACGTTAAGATTAATACTCTTACCCAGCGTGTAGTTATCCTAGAGCTACACACTGGTGTTAAGAATGTAATTAAGGAGTAGGGTTAATCCCCTACTCTAAGTAGTCCCACCACTTCTTCCTACCTCCCCCTAATACCCACCAGTCATGAATTGCTAGCATCACTACTACCACTACCATAAAAGCTAACATAGCTTTAGCCATAAGCACCTCCTAAGATGCACAGTTCTCACAGTCCCCTTTGCTTGCTTGGACTCCTGCCTTACTCCTCATATAGTACAGACTATGGATACTCTCATCTAAGAAAGCTTCCTTGTGTACCATAGCGATATACTCTTCAGATTCATCAGCATCAAAGAACAGGTTAATAGATTGAGCCTGACAAGTATACTTCTGTCTAGCTGCTGCTAGTTTAAGTATGTCAAGCTGGTTAATTTCAAAGGCAGTCTTAAATACTTCCTTCTCTAAGTCAGACAAGAAGCCTAACCCTTGAGCACTACCGTTATCACTAAGTACTTGCTTTAAGATTTCAGGTGTATACTTACCATGCTTCTTAAGTACCTTGATAAACTCAGGGTTAACACGGAACATACCACCAGCAGCTCCACCTTCATTGAACACGTTACCATACCAAGGTGTACATCCTTGACTCTCACTACCAAAGATTAGTGAGCTAGTAACATTAGGTGCATAAGCAGTACGGTGAGTGTTACGTACTCCATACCCTACACACCACTCTGGTTCACCCCACTCACTAGCCATCCACTGACTAGCTTTAAGTGTCTCATCATGTAGGTGCTTAGCAATCTCTACATTCAGAAGGTAAGCTTCCATAGAAGACCAAGGGTACATCTTCTTCTGGAATAGAGAATGGAAGCCTGATACTCCTAGACCAATAGCTCTACCCTTCTCTGTACATCTTACTGCTTTCTCTAACCCCTTAACATTACGGGCTTGTACTAGGAACTCAGACACTAGGCAGTCTAAGAAGATAGTCATACAGTAGACAGCATCTGTATCTTTCCACTCATCCCAAGTAGAAGCTACCATTCCTGAGATTACACAAGTGAAGGTGTGGTCTTCATCAGAGTGTAGAGCAATCTCAGTACACAGGTTACTAGCCTTACAGCTTAACCCATGATCTTTATACATCTGAGGTGCTGCTCGATTAACTTTATCAGGGAAGAAGTAGTAACCTCTACCAGTGATACATTTAGTGTATAGAGTTTCTTGCCACCTACTTACTATGTCTGAGTCTCCCTCTTCTAACTTCTCAATAGTAGAATCGTAGATGTTCCACCCTACGTTAGCACCATCAGGGAAGTTCTTAACATAGTTAGAAGTCTCCCAGAAGTCACCATGTTCCAGTGGTAAGTAGCCAGCCCATGCACCTCTACGAGTACCACCTTGTGACACCTTCTGAGCCATAGTCACCATGTCATCAAAGACTGGTTCTACTCCATTAGCTTTCCCACCTCTACTGATTGGTGTACCTCTCTCACGGATAGCCCCTAAGTAAGAAGAAGTACCAAAACCTTCTTGACTTAGTACTGAGCCTTCCAGTCTAGCTTGACCAAAGTCGTAGATAGAATCACCAATGTAACCACCTGAACACGAGACACTCATGCCTCTATTTGTACCAGTGTTAGCTAGTACAGGTGTAGCTAAGTAAGCGTGGTTATTCATGAAGAGTTCTTTCCATCGTACCTTCAAGTAGTCTTGCTTAGTGTGTGCATACTTAGCTACTGTCTCGACAATACGGTCTATCTGTTCTTCATAGGTTTCTGCTTGGTACAGGTACTTCGACTTGAATGCTTGCCAGCCCATCGTTGTAAACCAAGCAGGTAGCTTACCACTTTCTTGTAATTCCTTACGCTCTTGTGATAGCTCTTCAAAAAGTTCACTCATTAATTACTCCAAACAAATGATGATTTAGTCCAGTTACGATTATAAGAAGAGTCTATAGTGTAGAAGAAGTCATGCTGTCTATCTCCCCCAATCATATCATAGAACCAGTTAGCGATAGGGTTGTAGCTAGGCTTGTATACTTTATCCAAACCTAAGTTCTCTAGGCATAGATCAATACGGCTATCTACAAAGTTCTTCATCTGAGTTTCAGTAATACCTTTGATACTACCTTCAGAGAATACCATCTCAATGATACGATACTCATGCTCTCTAATCTGAGAGGCTGCTTGGTATAACTTCTCTTCTAGCTTCTGTAAGCTACTGTCAGTTAACTCATTGTTATCCTGCATCTCCTTAACCATAGTACGGTACACATAAGCACCAGTCTCAGAGTGTAGGTTCTCGTCCTTAACACTGAAGGTTAGACCAGCATGTATGTTAGGTAGTAGGTTCTTACCTGCCATCTGGAAGTGCATAAGGAAAGCAAAGGATGAGTAGAGGATAGCTCCTTCTACCATACTGAATACACCTACTGAGTAAGCAGCATTGTCACTTCCTACTGCTTCATCTAAGAAATCCATACGGGACTTAAGGATAGGGTCATCAGTAAAGGAAGAGTAGAACTCATCTGTGTTAAGTCCAAGTAGTTCATCTACTCGTTGGTAGAAAGGGGAGTGGATGTTAAGCTCTACGTCAGAGTAGCATGCCCCTAATCTTTGGAACTCATAGCGAGGGAACAACCGCTTAAACTTACCACCCCAGTATTCATTGCCTGCTACGATCTCATAAAGAGTAAACAGTTTAAGAGTAGTGAGAACTCCATGATACTCAGCAGGAGTTAGCTCAGTCTTAATACAGTGTAAATCTTTCTCTACCTTAGGTTCAGTTGGTAACCAGAAGATATGTTGTTGTGCTTCAATAGCTTGAACAATAGCTGGATAGTCTACTGTTGGAGTCTTCTTAGGAGTTCTGCACTGGATCATATTACTTACCTACTACTGCTTTTACGATAGCACTTACACCTACGTGTAAGTTACCTTCGGAGTCTTGAAGAGCAGGGATACTTCTCACCCCTGCCTCTTGTGCTAACTCTGGCTTCTCATCTAGATCAACCATGTCAACCTCAATACCTTTCTCATCTAGCAAACGCTTTACTGATTTACAGTTGATACACCAGTTAGCGGTGAATAGCTTCATAGATACTTCTCCAATAAATAATTCAAGCTTAGTTCACAGATGTCAGCACTACCATCAGCAACTTCATTAAGCTGGATGATACCTCTCCAATGGTTGTTACCCTGAGCACCCATGTAATCTTCTTCATGCTGATAGAAGCTACCAGCTACAATACCTAACCTCTTAGTTCCATCCCCTAAGTAATGCTTACCCATCTTCATACCTTGAGTATGTCCTTGTACAAAGGAGAAGCCAGCATTCTTAATCATTGTATCAATCTGTCCACCAAGAGGAGACTTAGTAGCAGAGTGTGAGTTCTGGAAGTAGTGAGAGAATCTAATACCTTCAATCTCTACGATCTCTAGGAACTGGTGTACCTCAAAGCCACAGCGTTCAAGGTACTCATTAGTCCAATCCCCTGAGAACATACCTTCCATTACAGGGTTGTCATCGATGTACCTAGGGATACGTACCTGTGGATCATGGTTACCTACACAGAAGACTAGTCTAGGTTTATACACTCTCTTCTTCTGAATCTTCTGTTTAAGCTGAAGAGACTTAAGAGGGCATAAGAAAAGATCCATAGCATCTTCACCTGCCTTAAGATCCTCCTGAACTCTCTGACCTTCTACCTTCTTCTTAGTAGAGAACCTAGACAGAGACTCCATATCCCACCAATCACCTATCACTACTACGACATCAGGCCTATGCCTTACGATGTACTTACCAGCAGCTAAGATGTGGTTAGTTGGTGTGTTAGGTTTAACCTGTGTATCAGGGATAACTACTATCTTCATTCAGCTAACCTCTTAGCATAGGTATTATCATAGTGTCTAGCACCTAAGTACTCTACGTGTGGATACTTCTTGTGGTGTTTGATCAGGTTAATTACTGCATCATCTCCCCAACCTACTACCTTCTTACCAGCCATTACTACTGGTGTACGGATAGCACCTTGTTCAATAGCAAAAGTAAGAAGCTCATCACTAGGTTCTTTGATTATGGTTAGGTCAATGTTGTAAGCTTCAGAGATAGCAACTAGAACATCTGTCTCTCCTAGCTCTACCTCATTAGTGCTATCTGGATCTACAATCGCTGAGTAGTACATCTACTTCTCCTCTTTGATCTCTCCTAGCTCGACCAGTTTCTTACGAGCTTCTTCCTTTTCTTTCTCACATTTACTAAAGCCTAGTGTCCATCGTAATGCCATAACTTCACGGGAAGCTTTAGTTCTATTGAGATAATTCCTACTAGTTTTACCAGCCATTAGTGTACCACCTTTAACTCGATAGGGTCTAGTTGATCTACTTGCTCACGTACTTGAGATAAGGCATCATCTACTAACTCAGGGTCAAGCTTTCTAGACCCTTCAATAGCTTCATCGATTGTATCTCCATCAGCAGCTTTAGTAATGAAGTCAGTAACTACTGATAAGTTCATAGTTTGTCCTGCCATAGCTCCAAGTGCTAGTGTCTTGATAGCTATGTCACGATCTTCTGTTAGCATTAATGGTGTACCGTTCTCTACTACTACATAAATCTTCATACTAATTTCCTAGTGATTCTTTCCAAAGGTTAGGGTGTAGTTCTGAGATTACATTGTCTACTTTGTTAGCTAGATCTTGTATCTCCTTCTGAGCATGTGGATCTTTACGTTGCTTAACCATACGAGCAAAGGCAGACAGGGAGCCTGTTACATAGTAAGAAGTCATCATACTCTGAGGTAACACTATCCTAGCCAGTTCGGGCGCTATGCCCTTTTCAATCATCTCTGTGTAAAAATCTAAACAGGCATCTAGATGGCCTTCGTAAACTTCTTCCAAAGTCCTGTCTACGCAGGCTTCCTCCTCTGTCCAGAAGTAGCCGGTGAAGTCATCACCACTCCCCTGCTTTACGCTACCATCGGGACGACTACGCCATGTATCAGGTACATAAAAGGTGGGTGCATCATCTACATACCTACGGCTAACCTCATTGTAAGTAAAGCCTACCATGTGTTTGAACCGTTGCCTAGCTACGAAGATAGGTACAGTCTCTCGGAGAGTTACATCTACGTAGTCAGGGTCAGTGTCTTCTGTAACAAGAGCTACGTTGGCGTCAATAGCTGATAGCTGTGCTTGTTTCCTCAATAGGCCACAGGCTCTAGCAGACACAGGGTAACGATCAACAAGCATGTTGCCAATTAGGGTGGATGCAGGATCTACAACTTTACTTGAGATAAGTAACTTCGCCCAGCCCCAAAGGGAATGCCTAACCTTAATCATGTTTTTGGACTCAGCATCTACCTTACATACCATACCTGTATAAGTCTCTGGTAGGAGGCCTCCTCTAAAATACTTGGCAGGTAAAGTAAATGTTTCTCGTACATGAGAGAAGGGAGTCCAATGGTCATGGGCAGCTAGATAGTTTACTAGCCCCTCATCACTACCTTTAGGTACTTCCTCTCGGTAGGTAAACTCTTTACTTTCTTTATCAAAACTAACCCTAGCTGCATTGACTACAGTTAGATCATCTTGTTTGTTATCAATTAATTCTACAGTTATGTCTGTCATTCCTATCCCCAGATTATATTAACCACTAGCACTATTGTTACACCAGTCCAGAAAGTTACCTCTCCCCAGTCTGTACAGTTGCAATCTTTGTCACTCATCGGTTATCCCCATCACCACGCAACACTTGCCTAGCTTTACGATCAGCAAGTTTATCAAGATTAGTTTGTGCTACATCTTCTAAGCTCCAACCTTGCTCATAGCAGAAGGCTGATAGTTGCCAGAGGATATCCCCTGCTTCCTTCTTAATGTCAGCTTCTACTAGCTCCTTGTCACCCCGATAGAACTTAGCAAACTTTCCTTGTAGTTCTCCAACCTCTTCACCTAAAGCAAGAAGGGGATAGAGAGGATCTTTGTACAGAGCAGTAGCTAAAGCTCTAGCTTGGTAATCATTCATAGTTAACATTAGTTAGTTCCTCAAGTGTTACATCTTTGCCATAAGCTCTGAACCCATTGTACTCAGCCCACTCTTTGTGGGTCATTCGAGTACCATCCTTACGCTTGGTAGCCCAAGGTAGAGGGGTATCAGGCTTCTCAAATATAAATACTAACTCTTTGTCAGTTAGCTCTTTACGTATCTCTTTATACTTCCTAGCTTCAGAGGAATCTTGGAAGAACCCCTTGCACTCAATGACTAGCTTATCATTACAGAAGTCAGGATGGTATTTATGGGAGACCGTGTAGTCAATAGTGTAAGGGTGCTTATCAAAATCTTTAAGCACCCCTTCGTGTAGTTCACACTCTAACAGTGAGTCATACGTCAGTCCCGTTTGTTCGCTTGTTACCTTTTGTACTACGGGTCTTGCTTTGTACCATCGCTTCTTGCTCATTATACTTATCCACTAGTTCGTTAACCTTAGAAACAATCTGCTTCAGAATCAGAGGTACTGATCTGTTGAAAACAGTATCGTCCACTTTCTCTAGTGTGGTTTGTTTGTCTTTCGTAGTTCCAGTGGTCATCTTTATGTCCTCCCATGTGCAGCAGTGCACCCATTTCATTAAGTTTGTCTAACCAGTCAGTACCAAATTCAGCCTTGTAAGCAGCTACTACTTTGTCTAGCATCTCACTAGGTTCGACATTGAGTATCTCTTCAGCTTTCTTAGGGCCGACACCTTCACGTCTTGTGTAAGTCTGTCCAGCTTTCTTAGCTTTAGGGCCATAGACTTTCTCAACAAGTTTAGCACAGCCAAGGATTGCATCGGTAGACCAGTCACCAACCAGAAGTTGATACATGAACCAATAGTAGCCCTCTGTGTCTGACACATAACGCTTCTCCTCTTTCCTCCAATTGTAGTGCCAACCTACTACCATGAGTAGATCTTTGTCTAGTGAGCAGAGTACAGTGTCTTCAGTCTGTGCATTAGCTAACTCATCATCAGCTTCATTGTCAGGAGAAATGTTGTAAGCTATGGACTCTAGGTAATCACGTACTGTTTGCCAGTGGTAAGGTTTCTCTAACCCATCCCTGTTGCCTTTGTAAGGATAGGTAGTAGCTACCTCTACTCTGTAGTTATTATTACCACTCAAGAAGATACGGTAGTCAGTACACTCAGCACCTTCTACTATCTTCCTAATCTCATCATCAACTAACCCTTTGATAGCTTCAGTACTTACTGGCATCTGTAAAGGTTTACCTTCTTGATCTTTAAGGAAGGGGTGATCATTAGTGAATGAGCCAACAGAGTAGGTAAGTATATCACCATCAATGTTAGCTATCATCTGAGTACTCCATAGCAATCAGTAGTTGAGCATAGTGGATAACCTTCTCAAGATCCTCCTTACCATTCTTGTCTTTGTAACGAGTAGCATACTTAACAATGTTACCTTGTAAGAAGTTAAGGTTGTTCTTGTAGATGTACTCAATAGGTTGGATAGGTAGATCTTTGTAGTGACCACCTCCTACTTGTACATCAAGAGGAGAATCAGGATCAGGGTTGTCCATCATTAGTGGCAGTTGTGATTTTACGTGTGGAAATTTAACCATGTAATACCTCTTATTTTAGAAGAAGAAAAGTAAGGGGCTATTGCTAGCCCCACCCTGTTGATTAGAATTCTTTTTCATCGTCATCATCAGCAGGTTTCTCAGTAGGCCACTCCTGTGTGATACACGGTAGGAAGTCCTTGTCACTAGCTTCTGCTAGCTTACCTTGTAGGAAGTTACCTAGTCCTGCATACTTCTCCTTAGCTGACTCACTGTCATCATAGCAGCAGAAGAAGAGGGTATCTACTGTGCTATCCTCTACACCATCACGGTACTTCTTAGGGATAGGGTTAACTGCATTGATACAGTTACGCTCTACTCCATCCTGTTTACCAGTGTAGCTACCTACCTGTAGACTTACTGGCATACCGATAAGGTCAGCATACTTGTCAGTGTCATCATAGGTTTCTTTGTCACCAGTGGTTGCTTGCAGTAGGTTGAACATGTGACCACGGGTAACACCAGCAGCAGGTACTACTACATCTTGGAAGACAATAGCTGGCTTAGTCTCCTCATTACCTTCACCATCTGTGACTGTTACTGTCTCACCAATTAGTTCATAACTAATCTTAGCTACTAGTGCATCAGGTTTAGGTGTACCTTTGAATGGTCGTTGCTTCTGAACACCAATCAATACAAAACTAACTAGACGTGCTTCGTACTCATCAGTTGGGATTAGAGAGTAGACTTTCTTATTTGCTGAACCTGCTTGTGCGATCTTAGCCATATTTAAAATACCTTTTTAGTGTGTTTGATACCAGTTATTACCAATCATAGCGTCAGAAGCTAGTGGTACATTCATGTTTAAGAATTCACCTGCTACTCTGACATAGTTATTAGCGAAGAGTTCCATCTCTTCTAGGTCTTTTTTGTGTACTGACCACTGTACCTCATCGTGCATCCAGATTACTTGATGAGCTTCTAACTGTGCTTGCCTTACCCAATGATCTAAGAAGATCATACCGTACTTCATTACAATAGCACCAGCAGATTGAAGGAGAGTGTTAAGAGCTTTGTGTGTTTCAGGTAGACCATCCCACCCTTTCCTCATGTGGAGAGTCCTACCATCTAGGCCAACAATCTTACCAGAACTAGCCTCATTAGTCAACCTGTTAATAAGGTTATCCAGCTTAGGCAATCCATTAAGAAAGTTAGCTCTCATCTCAGCACCTTCCTTCTTACCTCCTCCTACTTGTGCTCCTAGGTTAGCGTCACCAGCTCCATATAGGAAAGCGTAGAAGAAAGTTTTAGCATGATCCCTAGTAGGTAGACCTGCTAGCTCTTGGTTGTAGCTATGGATGTCACCATTAAGCAAGATGTCCGTATAGTTAGGATCATTCATGTAATGGCATAGCATCCTAGCTTCTAAGCCAGCAGCATCAGAGCCTAGGAATACATGGTCTTCATTGTCAGGTATGAACAAGCTACGTAACTGCTTACCATACACTGACCTAGCAGCAGGGATGTTAACTACTACCTTGTAGTTAGCCCTGAATGTAGGGGTAGCACAAGGGTTACACCCTGCACCTAACTTACCATCAGGTCTGAGCTTATCTAGCAAACCTTTGGTCAGTGATCGTCTATGAGACAAGACTACTCGCTTCATAACCAGACCACCGACACTACCACTTACTGACTTCAAAGAGTCCTCAGTAATCTTAGGAGAAGTAGGTATGTACCTTTGGTTAAGCATGAACTTAGCTAAGGATTTCCTGTTACGGACACCATTGTAGTTCATCTCCTTAAGCCTCAGGTCTTTGAAGTTAGCTGACTTGTCTTCTACTAAGTTCTTAGTGATGTAGTTATCTACCCACTCTGCTGCATTGTCTAGGCCAACTAACTTCTTAGTGTTCCACTCAGTAGGTTTCCAACCGTGGTCGATTAGTACACGCTTAACTAGGTCAGTCTTACCCATGTCAAAATCAGTGTACCAGACTCTACTGAATGGGCCACCTACCCACTCCTCAGGTATGCCGTGAGCTTCACAGTATAACTTAGGCCAATGAGCTAGCTTGCCACTCTTAAGGAAAGGTTTCTTGTAGGCATCAGCTACGTTCTTCATCTTAGGAAGTTGAGGTACAGCCTCAAGATCTACCTTTAGAATCTCCTCAGTCAGTTGGTGAACTAAGAAGCTAGCCTTGCGCTTATCAAAGTTAACTCCATGTATCTCCTGCTTAGACATGATGCTAGCGACTTGAGTCTCACACCACATAGGGAGGTTCATGTCTTGCATTTGTACTCCTCCCAATTGATAGGGTCTAAGTCGATAGCTTCAGGACTCATTGATTCAGTTAACCTGTTGAAGAGTGCCACTGTTACAACCACATCCTGCTTACAGTACTCACTTAACTCAGGAGTGTAGACACCATATACTTCTTCGATGTCTTCATCTCCGTCTTCTCCAACAGAACCTTTAAGGATTCCTAACCGTATACCCCAAGCCTTTAGGCTATGGCCTCCGTACCTATCAGGGTTAAGTGCTCTACTAGCTACCATTGTATCAAAGATAGGAGAAGTAATAGGGGTAGAAGTAATCTTCTCAACAGCAGGAGAATCGAAAGCTATGCCATTGTGAGCCACTAGTCTAGTGCTAGTGTTAAGGTACTCGACTAGCTTATCAACTTCCCACTCTCTCCACTCTATCCACTCACCCTCTTCAATACAATATGTCCAAGCCACTGACATTAGGGTTAACACATCTAGGAATCCATCAGTTTCAATATCGAAGACTACTGTCTTACTCACTTGGATTACCCTACTTTAGTTTTGGAAGGTAGTACCTTTACTTCTTGGTCAGGCTTACACTCTAACCACTGATAGATTACAGGATCCTTCTTGGTCTGAGTCCAACACTCCTTGGCTACTGGCTCATCAGTGAACCAGAAGTCATAGGCATCTTGAAGTAAGGGGTATCCTGCGAAGATAAGGAAAGCAATTGTAGCTGGTTCCATACTAAGCTCCTAACTTTTTCTGCATCTCATTAAAGGTTTCTGCTACTGGGAAGCTCTTGTACTCTTGGAGTTTAACATCCCAATACTTAAGCCATACGCTACTGTCTAGTGCAATGTTAACTTCTGCAATTACAGCAGCAGGTAAGATCATCTTCTGATCATCCCCTTCCATATGTTTACGACTAAAGCTTACAAATTTATTACTCATAATTAAAACTCCTCATTCTTTTCTTCGACCTTAGGTCTTTCAATTAACATACCAGTACTAGGTACATACTGTGTATCTACCACACCAGTAGTTCCATACTTACGTTGCTTGAGTAGTCTGATTCTACTCTCATGCTTAGTGTCACCTTCAGCTTGCTTGTTACGTTCGAAGCCTATGATAACTTGACACCACCTCATCAGTGCTCTCGATCCAGTGAACTGGAACTCCTTAACTTCCCCTCCTTCCTCATGACTAGGGCCAGAGCTAGGAGTGTTAAGGTGAGAGAAGATAAAGATCTGTAGGTCTAGCTCATCAGCCAATCCTGCTAGTGTCATAGCAATCCTACCTACCTCAGTGTTAATCTCACTAGGAGTTAAGTGCTGAGTAGCAGCAGTAATGTTATCAAAGTATACGTCCTTGATATTATTAACAGCAGCATGGTATCGGATGGCTTGCTCAATCTTATCAAAGTTATAACGGATGTTCTGATTGATTGAAGACTTCCATAAGTGTACACCATCATTTAACTTCGTAGCTGTACCTCTTAACTTCTCAACATCAAAGTCAAAGTCTGGTCTATGGTAAGGGACTTCATCGATCTTACCTGCTATGTTCTTAACAGTATCACCGTTGTTCTCCTCAAGCATCACACAGAAGCCAGCTCTACCATGTTGCTCCCAGTTCCAAGCAGCTAACATGTGAGCCATAAGGGTCTTACCACAACCTACTCCACCACCTACTGCTACTATCTCCTTAGTTCTTTGACCAAAGGTTAGCTTGTCTAACTCAGGCCAAGGAGAACTAGCACCATACTCAGGTGGTTCTAGTGCTTCATCTAAGCAATCAAGTACACTAACTAGTCCTTCAATCTTAGGAGCTTCTTGTCTGAACAGTAAGAAGTTAAACAGTTCTCTACCTTTACCATTCATCAAGTAGTCATTAGGATCTACACCTTCCTTCTTGTTCTTTAATGGTGGTAACTCAACAACTAAAGCATGAGGTACTAGCTTAAGCCCTTCCTCTACTGCTTTCTTCCCTGCCTTGTCACCATCCATTACAAAGACTACATTCTTGAAGGTGTTAACCCAGTCCAGTTGCTCACCTAAAGCACGAGAGATACTACCAGTACCATCAGGTAGCCCAACCACTGCTGGCTTGTTAGTCGTCTTACTGTACTCATCTAATACTTGGTAGCAGGACATAGCACTAAGCTCATCCTCTACTACCCATAGGTATTGATTACCTACATCAGACTTCTTGGCTTGCTCTAACCCAAACAGATCACAGTCAGTAGCTTTGTGTCCAAGAGAGTAGAAGAACTTAGGAACTAGGTTACGCAGTTTGTAAGACACTAGCTTGCCATCTCTATACTTAGGGTACAAGTGCGTAGTAACCTCTTGCCCATTAACAGGGTCAAGCCCTACCCTAACTCCAAACCTTTCGCATACAGCCTCCTTAATGTTACGTGATTCTAACTTCTTGAAAGGACAGTCAAGTAGTTCAGCTAGCTCAGCATCACACTGTTCAGGTGTTTTCTCTGTACGCTTAGCTGCCTTGTACTTATCTGGGTCAAAGTCTTTAGGTGCAATGTAGAATCCACAGCTACCCCTAGTACACTTGCCAAACCTCTCACCTTCTTTGTTCTCGAAGATGAGCATGTGGTTACCAGTACGATCCCCACCTCTAGCAGTACACTCAGGGCAGGCTGTATCACCTACAATCTTGAGTTTACTCACTTACTTCCTCCTTAACTTTATGTGCATCTGGGTCAGAGATGTGAGCCTTTAACTTCTTACCAATACGAACTACCTTACGGACTACAAAGGCACTAGCTATTGTAGTTACTGTTACAACTGTTAGGGTAGGAAGTAGTTTGTAAGCAAGTAACACTAGGAACAAAACAAATAGCACAAAGGTTAGGTATAGGAATGTAACGTGTGTATCTGGTTTCTTAGGCTCATTGCTGAAAAATTTGTCAGGGTCCCTAGCTAACTTTGTTACTTCAGAAGATTTAAGAGTTTTAACATAAGCACTTACAGCTAGTGCATCTTCTTTGTTGGTAAATACCAAGTATCTCCAGTAACCTCCTACTCTTACGTGATACGCAGAAGAGCTAGAACCTTTAAGAACCTGCCCTACTTTGTAAGTCTGCTTTTCTTTTCCATAATAGCTATCAGTGCAGTTCAATGCACCTTTAAGTTTTGGCACTTTGATAGGTGTAAAAAATATAGATTCTAGCCAAGGGACGAAGACAGACTTGTATGTAGTTTCGAAGTCATCCACCCAACCCAACAACCAAACCCTAGCCCCATCAAGAAAAGCAAATAGTACGCTGAGTAAGAGAAGAACACTAGGTACAATAGCGTAATAGTAGCTAGTGAAGTAGTCAATAAAGTCAATAATCGAATAGTTGTCCACACTTAATTCTCCTGTACATTAACATTAACATTAACATGAGTGTCCACTTCAAAGGTTAGTTTCTTACCTTGTCTGTGTCTTGCATACTTCTTATAAGTAGAGAAGCCTTTACCTTTAGCTAGATTATCCTCTAGTTGCTTAGCCTTCTCCCAATGTTCAGGTGTGATACTGCTACCTGCTTGTGACATATCTACTCCTTAAGCATTTGTCTGTAAGTTTGGTAGAGGTTATCTACATTGACAGTAACATTGCCAGATAGTTTCTGCTCTCGTCTTTCTCTAGCTTCATCACTCCTCTTGTGATCTCTCCACCAGATTTGTAACTCTAGAGATTTAGTAGTAACATCGTTGGCTTTACACCAAGTACATAGTAGAGCAGTAAGACTGTCTAAGCCCTCTTGAACTCCATATTGGCCTACTTGTTTGTACTCAGGGCGTAAACCTACCTCGTATAAGAAACCTGCTACTCGCTTGTTCTCTCGCTCTCTAGCAGTAGGTTCCATGTAATCTGATCTGCAAGGCATTAGCTCACCCCCAACATAAGACGACAATCATCCTGCATTTCAGCAATAATGGTTTCTATGGTTTTTTCTGAGCCGTAGTCTTTCAATAACTCTAACTTAGTTTGCATTCTAAATCTCCCCCTCTTTCCAGTAATGTTCAATGTCTTTGACACTAGTGTTGTGAAGATGTAAGTAGTATACCACCTTCTCAATATTAGCTTCAACATACTTCACATAATCATCCCACTCATTAGCTACTGGGTAGCCTTCTGTGTCTACTCCTACGTCATCTGTATCGTAAGCGTTACCATACCACTCAGATAATCCCCAACCATGGTCACAGTCAGTTACTTCTCGTACTACTGGCAGGTCTAACCAATTAACCTTGAGGAGTTGATCAACTAGCTTCTCAACGTATACAAAGTTAACCTTCTCACTAGCTGTATGCTGGTGTATATAACCTGCTGCTACATTCACACACTCAGGGATAAAGGTATTAAACTCTGAATTGTCAGTAAAGACCCCCTCGTTAGAAGGTAAGTGCCCCATGTCTAGCTCATCAGCTAGTGCCTCAGCAAACTCATCGCTAGCACCTTTACCAGTAGCTTGGTGTGTGATGATCTCATACTCACCAGCTCTGTCTACTTCTACACACATTAAGAAGGAAGATAGCCACTCTTGCATTGTGTCAGCAATAAAGCTAGCACCAATCAAGCCTTTCTCTTCTCCTACTGTGAAGAGATAAGTACCTCCTACACCTGCTTGTATCATTCGTAAGTTAGTGTAGATTCCTACCCCATCATCAGCACCTAAACACCCTACCTGTTTGTTCGCTACATGGTAGTAGTTCTTCTCTTCTAGAACCTGAACTACTGTAGCCTCCATAGTATGACAGGTGTCAATGTGTGCTACAAATAAGATAGGGTCATCATTAACTTTAACGTAGTGATTACCCATAGAGTCAGTAGTAAAGGAGTACCCTAGCTGCTTAATCATAGGCTGTAGGTATTGAGTTACAAAGTCGTACTCACTTGATGAACCATGACATCTGGCATAACTGAGGATCTTTTTAAGGGTTAATGTTAGCATAATACTACTCTCCTGAATTATTTTCTTGTTAATTGTTTACTTCTTCTTAAATTTATGCTATAATTATTACTATCTTAAGGAATAGCTTAAGGAGTAGGGTAAGAAAGTAGAAATACTCCTTACTTACTTCTGATATTACTCCTTAGTAACTAACCTAGTGCTACTCCTTAGTCATCGTCACTGTTACAGTAGCAGTCGTAGCAACAATCACCTACTCCATCTACCCAGTAAATGTCCTCCCTCTCTACCTCTTCTCCACAATTATCACACTCTGTTGTACTTTTAACCCCTACCCCTGAGTCAATACAGCCATAGTAGCTACCACCATCAATAATGACAGATTCTTTACTATGATCAATACTGACAAAATTAGTACAACTGTCAAGGTAAGGTAGTAGTACATCGCCATTACAAGTAGTGTTATAAGACAGCTCATGGTCTAGTAGATCTTCATAGTTAATGTCGAAGTCCGTAAAGCTGATAATTTCTAGTCCATACTTATTGACATACCCGCTGTTCAGCTTAGAGCCGATAGACCTAGCTACATAAGGGAACTCTTTATTGCTAGAACAATCCTTGATCAGTAACAGTAAGCAGTCACTATCCTCATAAGCCATGGTAGGGTGTTCATCACTCTCTAGCTCATAGCACCCAGAAGTCTTAGACATGCAGCTGTCTAGGTTCTGATCCTCTGACAGCTGAATATAACACTCAGGAATGTAGTGATCAGTGATGAACATCTCAAACTGCTTAGGCTTAAAGCTTACATGTTTAGATAGATTAGTAACCTCATACTCAGTGAACCCTACTGATCTTAACCAACGACCTAGCTTCATAGGGTTACGTACTAGCTCTATCTCACGAACCTCTTCTTTGTACCCACCAGCAGGGGAATAGTTCTCAAAAAATAGATCGATCTTAGGAGCTACTAATCCTCCTTCTTGAATACATAGCTTTAGGTAGAAGCTAAGAGTACAACGAGAATCTTTGATGTTTCCCCAACCACCACCAGTACCATTAGTGAGCCTGAAGAAGCCATACATCCTGCTAGGTTGGGAGTAAAGAGCGGATAGTATAAACTTATTAGGGTCTTCGGTAACATTCTTGACCATAATATCTAAGAGACTACCTTCATTGTTACACATCAACCGCAGTAAGTCCTCATTTCTTAGGTCTTTCATGTAGCTAACTTCACGGTCACCTAACAATTCTTTCCAGAAGAGCTCGTTGTCCATGGAGTGAGAACCAATATCAGTGTGGTGGCTAATCTTACTCCTAACCCCCCTTTCGTCAAGAGCAACCTCTACCACTTTCTTAGCTTCTGGATAATACTTAGAGAAATTCTCCTTTGTATACTCTTCAATATACTCTACAATTTCAGGGATACTAGCACGATAGTCCATAACTTACCTCTTCTTACATTAATATTAGCCTTTTCTAGCTCATGAGAGCTTACTACAGGGTTTTATAGGGAAAAGTAAGGCTACCCTACTAGGTACTGCTTAGGGAGCCTTACAGAGCTTCTGAGTTATTAGTCTAAATTTTGGATAGTGGCCTTAAGTTCTTCCACTTTAGCTTCTAACTCTTTGAGTTGTTGTTCTGCTAACTCTTTAGGAGTAGGTTCAGAAGGTTTGATACGGTAAGTATTATCTTCCCACCAATTAGGAGACTTCTTATCTACCCACTCCTTATTATTAAAGTATTGAATCTCAGCACCATCAGCCCATGCCTTGATTAGCTCAGCATGTTTGTGAGGGGGGTTAGGGTACGCAGGTTTTACCAGTTCAAAGGTTTTCCCACCAATAAACCCATCGTATACTCCTGTAAGGCTGTTCCCAATGGCAGGACTTACTTTGTATCCTACTTCACCATTATAGCCCCCTGTTTCAATAATAGTTACTTCTCTTCCTAAGTGCTCGTCACCACAACCCCATCCAGTTTTTACTACTCTAACTTTGTCACCTACTTTGTACATAATCACAACTCCTTAGTTTCTAGGCTCATAGCCTTAGCTTTACAATCAAGATCACACAAAGGTACAGTGATAACCTCAGAGGCTAACGCTATACCTGAGCATACCAGTAGCACTATCGCTAAGATAATGCTAGTTATTGTTTCATCACTCATGATGCTAACTTACCAGAATCTAAAAGCTTAACAATCTCTGCTTTCTGCTTCTTAAGGTCAGACACCATGTTAGTGATACGCTTAGACTCTACCTGTACAGACTCCAAGTTATCAATTTCAAGGTTGACTTTGTTGATAGCCTCAATAGCTTGTGCCTCAGTTAGCTTCTGAGTATCAATACCATAGACAGTATAGCCAGTTACTTTGTCGAAAGCTTTAGATGAATCGGTAGAAAACATAGGGATTTCTCCTTGTTGGATACATTCTAGGTTAGTTGTTTTTTCAGTGTCTTGATTAGGGAACACTTTGTAATGCTCTAATACGTGACTAGGGTAGTCAATTACGTGAGCAGTTACTGACAGAGCTTTACGGAATAGGTGGTATCGTGGACTGGTAGTTGTCAGTAAAACAATACTAGACGGATCTACCCTATCAGAATGGTCTATTAATACTTTCATTAGGTAGTGAAAAGATACATCTGAGTATAGGGTTTCTGAGACAGTTCTGTTACGTGGGTATCCAGCCCTAACTATTAAAGTCTTGAAACTTACAGGACTACCGCCAGTTAACATATCTATATAGGCGTTAATAACCGTATCTAGCAGCTTTTTGTCATTGTCAATGGTCAGTGTTAGGTCACTAAACCAGTCTTTTTCCATGATATTCTCCTTACAAGTATTTAGACTTAAGAAAGCTAGCTGAGTCTTGAGCTAACTTCTTTGTTGGTTGAACATCTACTACTATACCATTGTAACTTACATGCCAAGCCACCTTAGCTGGTGATCTTACTACTTTTAACATTGTCTTATCTTCCTTAACTTACAAAGTAGTTAGAGAGAAGCAGGTACACAACAAAGAACTAAGATGGTAAACCATGCTAGACTAGTTGCTGCTACTGTACCTGAATCATGAGGGAAAGCCTTATCCAGATATTTGTTGATAAGATAAGCAGTAGAATCACCAATAGGCAAAGACACTACCGCCAGTAATGCTACTAGAATTATTGTATCCATTTAGATACTCCTTAGTTACCAAACTGTCATAATAGCCACTAAGATAATAGACAACACTACTATCTTAGCTGTTTCTTTAGTAAGACTATCCATTCTTGGTTACTCCTGTATATAATAACACTTATTGCTAGACACTCCTTAAAGTGCCTAGTCATAAGTATTACAAGGCTAGTGTGAAAGCTAGCATTAGTAGCACATAGCCGAGTAAGAAGTTCATAAAGACCCCTTATGCAATAGCTTTTAGCTTGCTTAGATCTTCTTTGCTAACTGAGATTAGCTTAGCTTTAGCGGGATCATTAGCTGCCTCTATCTGCATCTTCTCGGCTTTAGCCACTAGGTTAGCAATCTGCTCATGTAGATCGAAACCTTTAAACACTGGTTCAGGCTTTAGCTCCCACCACGGTTGCTCTTTAGCTCCTTCAATGTCAATAGCTTCTTTGCCCTTCCAAGCTGTAAAACCTTCACTTTCTGAGCCTACTGATAGACCACCGTACTTAACGAAGAATTCTACCAGTGCTTTAGCTCGTACACCTTTGCCTAATGCCTTCACTAGGTCATTAGCTTTGGAGTAGTCACCATGTTTCTTAGCATGTAGTAGAACAGCTACAGAGGCATATTGGATTTGCTTTTGCATAGTATCGACTGACTTAACAGCGTTAGCTATTAGCTGATCTACTTTGTCGGCTGTTACTGCTTTGTAATTAAACTTAACTTTACTCATCTTATTTTCCTCTTAATTACTGTTTAGTTATGACCACTACAAAGACAGTAGCCATAAGTAAAGAGTAAAGAAGATGATCAACCATGCTACCATGTAGGACGCGTTCCAGTGGCTACTTCAAGGTTTCTGCTAAAGACTTGCTTCCGAAGGATCGTGTATTCGGCTAGTTTCTAAAGTTACTAACTTTCAGCTATCTCCGCCACTGTACTAACAGTAGTTTAGGTTGATCTAACTTTTTCGCTAGCTTCTTTAGTTGCTAACGCTGGTGTATTGAAGTGGTGTTACCCTTAACTATAAACCCACCAGAGGTCTGAGGTTGCTTTGTTTAAGAGTAGCTGCTCTATAAGTACCCAGTGTATAGACTCTGAAACTAATGTCAATAACTTT